ATACTGTTGTTTTCAACACTCCAATATATATTAGTACCCGATGTGCCACAACTATCTTTAATATGTTGACAAATATCTTTTAAAATTCTAATTTGTGCAGGAATAGCAGTTTCGTTATGTCTCCACTCTGCAATTTGTCTGTAACTAGGTAATTCAAATACCTGAATAGCGGCATAGTCACCGCCTGTGCCCATTGCTGGATCAAGTGCAACAGCATAATTTTGATCTGCTGTTGGTTTTGAGTACCATCTAGTTTGACCCATATTCATTAATGGCGGAGTTCCTTCCATGCCAGCTAATTTAATACTGTTAATTAATGTTTCATCATATACTAAGAATTCACATCCGTATTCACGACGGAAACGTTCCTCGCCAATACGTCCAATTTCTTGTTTTTTCCATTCGTCGTCTCGATCTGGATGTTCATCCCAACTACAAGTAAATCCGTGAAATCCGTTTACACCTAATTCTTGTTCATTACCGTACTCGTCAAATTTATTTTGTGACTCTTTCCAAATCATTGCAAATGTATCTTCGTCACTGTTCGGTGTACTTGTAATAATAGCACGGCCACCTGTTGCTAGTGTAGGTGAAATAGCAGTCCAAAACTCAGTAGCAATATTAGGACCAACAAATGCAAACTCGTCACAATATAGAAGCGAGATAGACATACCACGTCCGGTATTTTCAGTTGTTGTTGCACTAACAATTCTACTTCCATTTTCAAACTCAATACTACCTTTGTTATACGATGTAACACCTGCTCTAATATAATCTGGACAACATTCGTAAACATATCGAATACGTTGCATAATTTCTTGTGCGCCAGTGTATTTGTGTGCGGCAATTAGTACTGTTTGATCTGGATGAAACATAGCATACCATGCAAGGTATACTGCGGCACATGTAGTTTTACCTGTTTGTCTAGGTAACATGTTAATATTGAATCGAAAATCATGATAACTTTTTAGCAATCTTTCTTGGTAGTCATACGGTGCAAACAACAGTTTCCCTTTTACGGGATGCTGAATGAATGCAAACTTTTTAGCAAAGTGCATATAACCAATTTGTGGATCCATACACTTTGCAAGATCTTCAATCTGTGCGTCAGTGAATGTTTCTTTTTTATTCGCCTTCTTAATTAAGACGCCTTCTAATGATGCTGCCATAATATTATTTAACCAAAAAAATACCCGCCGGAGCGGGTATTGAGTATGTAGTAGAGTTTATTATTACTTATTTTGAAATTCTTTATAAAGTGCTGATAGCTCTTCTTTAATTTTATCTTTTAATGCCATTGGATTATCTCCGCCTGCTACTTTAGGATATGATTTTTTAGACTTGTTAATGTCGTTGCCGCCTTTAAACATATCTGTCGCTGGTGCATAATCTTCGTCTGGTTCGTTAGCGTAATCTTCACCTGTTAGTTTGTCACCAATTTTTGAACCTACTACTGAACCTGCTAGTGCCGGAATTGCTCTACCAGCCGCTCCACCAATTGCACCACCTACTGGTCCTCCAACTGCTGTTCCTAATGCTGTTCCTGCGGCACCTAATGCGGCACCTGCGCCCGTACCTAATACTTGTCCTGCCGCGCCACCTACTAATCCGCCTGCTAGTGATCCTCCCATACCAGCTTGTAGATCTTGGTCTCCTGGTACATCGTCTTTTCCTGGGATATTTGGGTCATCATGATCATCACTTGTTAGTGCTGAGCCAATACCGCCACCGATAGCCGCGCCTACCGGCCCACCTACCATTGCACCAAGGCCTGCTCCTGCTGCCGAGCCAAGTGCTCCGGCTTGTAGATCTTGGTCTCCTGGTACATCATCACGTCCAGGAATTTTTGGATCATCTACAAATGCATTTCCTACTGGCTGTGGATTCATACCTGCATTACGCATTAATGCCATTAGTTCGCCAACTTGGCTTGCGTCATCTGCTGTCATGCTAATGTTCATTGATGCTGATTCATTAATAACTTGCTTAGTTGGTTGTTGATTTACTTTGTTTAAACCTTCTAAGATTTTTTTCATATCGTTATAGTTTTCGTCACCTTTGAAGGGTTTATTACCCACAGCTGCCGCGTCCATATTTTGTAAGATTTTTTTCATATCCATTTTATTTGCTCCCTATCGGTGACTTTGAATTTTCTTTATCACTAATATCTTTTTGGTTTCCTGATTTTACTTCTGCAATCGGATCGTATTCCTGTTCTTTTCTTGCAGATTCAAGCTCTTTAAGTAAGTCCATTACTCGGTTTGTTCCGACAGTATCTTGTGCTTTAGGATCAGCTTGTTCCATTTCTAGTGTTTCTAGTTTAGAAACATATGGGCTGTCGTCACCAGCTTCTTGATAGCTTTCAATCGGATCATTTACATTACGTACAATTACATTGGCTCTATCAATGCCGCAACACATCGGGATATATTCTTGCAATACTTGAGGTGTAGTTGGATAGTTTAGTGCAACTTCGTAATATGTAACTTCACAATTGGATAACTGTGGAAAATCTAGCGGACGTTCTTGAATCGGTGTTTTCTTACCTGTACTCATTGACGCTACACTGTAACGCTTTAACGCTGTTTCAATTGAATCAGCAAAACCGTCGGGCAGTTCACCTGCAACTCCAACGCTAAATTCGTAAATCTTTTTTGCTTCTGCTAGATATTTTTCAAACATGTTTTCCGTCCTTATAAATTATTTATCTAAATCTTTTAACTTTGCTAATAGACTATTGCGATCTGTTACAATATAGCCTTCGCCGTTTACAATGTCGCCGTCACTATCTTTACCATCTTTGTCCATTTTTTCTTTTTTAAGTTGCAAGTCAATCATTTTTAACTTCTTATCTAACTTAGCAACTTTAGCATCTAATGATGTTTTAAGCATTCCGCCGGCAACTTCAAATACTCTACTAGCATAACGTGATTCTACATTCATACCTAGATCCATTAGATCATCATATGCTTCCATTGCTTTGTCAGCAATTTCATTAAGCTCTTTATCAGCCATTTCGCCGAGGCCTTTTACAGCTGGAAGCGCAGAAGCAATTTTATCAAACTCAGCAATGTCTCGCATTGTATTGTTTTGTTGCTCTACTACTTCTTTTTTTTCTTTCTTTTGTTCTTCCTTGATAAGTTCTTTACTATCAGGTAAGTCAAGAAGTTCTTCTAATTTTTTGGTCATTATATACTCACATTAACTGCTACTATTATTTATCGTTTTCCTTGATGGAACATATCTTTTTCTGTAATAACTCTAAATGTTATTCCTTTTGATTTACAATATGCTCTTGCGGCTTCCCATTTAGCCATATTTAATATTGCATGTGCTTGATTATGTTTGCTATTTCCTGCCTTTTCCATCATAGTTTGATTATCAGGTTTAACTTCGATAAGTTCAACCATATTTTTTCCGCTTTTAGTTTTATATTGTATGAAGAAATCTGGAACGTATATTGTTGCTTTACCTGTAAACGGATTTTTGTAGGGTATTTTTATTGCTTCACTTGCCCAGCGTTGTATACTAGGATTTTCGTCGCAGAATTTCATAAAAGCAAATTCCCAACCACTTCTATACGTCGGTGTTTTACCCCCTACATATTTTTCAGGATTTTTAAGAGTATATTTGCCTTGAGCAAACTTAGCCATAACTAACCTAAGATGTTTCTAGCTTCTAGATAATTATATTGATTATCAGTTTTAAAACCAATAGAGCTTGTTTTTTCTCTATTGAAGTTTAATACTTGAGCAACAGTAGCACTTAACTGTAGCTTATTAAAACCAGATAATGTATCTAATAATTCAAACACTTTGATGTTATCAAGTTTTGCTTGTTGAAGTAGTATTGCACCAGTTGACGCTGCCGCGGCAGGATCAAATCCTTTTTGTTCTAAGAAACCAATTACCGCATCTACTTCGTTTGCAGGGTATGATAGCTGTTTAGCATAGTATGTATTAAAGTACTTTTTAGTATTATCTGCACTATCAGTAATATTCTTAGGAGGTAAATTTCCTCTAATTGATCCGGTATTACTCATCGTATTCGTCTCCTGGTCCAGCCTTAGCATTAGGCAATCGAGTTTTATTTGCAAATGCGGAAAGTACTCCGCCTGCTGGATTACTACTACTTGTTGCCTTTGCTCCTAAACTTAATGCGGCAGCGGTTGCTAATGTTGCTAAGTTGCCTCCTCCGCCTCCACTTGGAAAGGCAACTCCTGCTACTCCACTTACGTCAATTCCTTGACTACGTCCAAGAGCGCCAACAGCACTGCCTAGTAATTCTTGTCCAATACCTTTTGCATTTAACGATTTTGCATTTCCGATTGAATTTGCCGCTCTTAGCACTGTTCCGAAACTAACATTTCCGCCAGTAATATCATCAAGAACTCCCATTCCTCCGGCAAGTACACCACCTACTCCTAATAAACTAGCGGCACCGCCGCCTGATAAACTATTAGGACTTGGCATTTTATCGTAATGATTAACAGCAAACCCTGCAGGTTGTCCGTTTTTAACTGGACCTCTACTGTAATGAACTGTTTCGTATTCAATTTGCATAGAGTTTTCTACGCCAGTTCCTTGATCGCTATAATCCATTGTATCGTGTGCCCAACTAGCGATCAATGGATTTACTAGTGTAAATGCAGTATAACGTTTTCTTGACATTTGATAAATTGTAATATGATTAAAAAACGGTGAAATACTGTCATTATCAAAGCCGTAACGATATTGTTTATCATTAAACAACGAGCTGTTTTCGTAATGTCTATTCAGCGGCTCAACTCCGCCAGCTGGTCCAACTTTTGCATAGTTACCGTCTCTGTAATAATATCTATAATATGCTTCCCACATTGCTGTAGTAATACCAATATTATCATCATGAAAAGTTAAAGTTACTGGTGCATAATCAATTCTTTTCTGAATTACCTTTTTTCTATTGTATTGATGTTTTACATCTGTTTGAATATTAAAGCTAGGTAATTGTGCTGTTTTTACTAGTAAAGAAATTTCATCTTTGTGTCGTTGCTCAAATTGCGGTATAATCGATGCGGCTTGAGGATTAATACTGAACGATACATGGTAAAGGAATTTAACTTTTGGTGCAAGTCTGTGATTGTCATCAACAAATGTTCTAGCGGCGTGAGCAAAATCCGCAAGATTACCTTTAGGATTTAATGCACCCGACGCTACGTTATCTAAAAAACCGTTTAAGAAGCTCATACAAATATTTAGCCTTTTTAATTAAGTGTGTAGATAATTCGATCATAAAAAAAGGGGCAATAAAGCCCCTAATTTTATTATTTTTTTAAAATTAACTAGCGCCGCCACCTGTGATAGCAGTGTTAATTGTACGTCCAATTGCTGTGCCGATACCAGTACCTTGTGGTGACTGGATTGCATTATCGTATCTAATGGATAGTGCAACAGTAACAACTTCTGATGTTGCATAGTTTAAGCTATTGTAGTTTGCGCTTTCTAGATAACATCCGTATAATTCAAATGTTTCTAATACGCTTGCCGCATTCGCTCCGTTACCACCATCTAGGATTTCAATTCTAGTAACAAACTTATAGTCTGCACCACTTGCCGCACTTGACTGCTCGAAAAAGTCGAACTGCTTTTGTAGCTGTTCACCAACAAGTTTTTGAACGTTGTTGGATACATCTTCGCGTAAGTTAAGTGTAATTGGTTCCCAAGTATGCTTACCAGCTAAAAATACTTTTGAGTTGTAAATGTCAACAGTCATTTGCTCAAAACTAACGTTTGGTCTTGTTACGTCCATAACTTGTTTTGTTAGCTCTGTTGACGGACTTGATACCCCAAAGTTTTCTAGTGATACTCTAAAACGATATTGTAATTTGGGCATCAACAATCCCTGATTAGATGCACTTGCGTTACTATCTAATGGTACTGTTAATTTTGAAAGTGTTGATATTGCCATTATATGCTCCTGTTACTTTTATTTATCCGTTTATAGTCCTGAAATTTCACCAGTGTTTTTCAGTCTTAACGGAATGTAAATGAACTCAACTGCTTTTACTGGCTCAATAGCAATGTCTACGTATAACTCATTTCTATCAATTCTACTTGGAGTATTGTTAGATTCGTCACAGACAACTAGGAAGTCATACAATGCTCTTTGTGATACTAACTCTAGCATCAAGCTATCTACTTGTGCCTTGATCTCATCACGTGTGATTTTATCGTTAGGCTCAAAAATGTATGGCTTAGCAAGTTTCTTAAGTTGTGAACGTAAGTAAATTACCAAACGTGCTACGTTAATTCTATCCAATGCACTTGCATTTCTTGCACGAGTCTTCTGACCGTAGTTAACAAGTCCTGCACCAGTTAAGAATGTAATTGGGTTGATGTTGAGTGCATATAGTGTATCACGTTGACCTTCGTTTAGCGCGATTGACTTAAATTCGCCTTCTGCATCAATATATCCTGCGGCTGTTGCGTTAGTAATACCACCACGTCTTGTACCTGCTGGTGCAAACCATGGATAGCTAACTTGATCACTTAGTGCAAGTGTTCTAATAATACCGTGACTTGGTGGAACAATAATGTTGTTACCAGCATTATCACTTGTAAACAAGCTCGGGTAGAACATACCTAGATATTCATCTCTGCTTACTGCGCCGTCATCATTATCTTCAACTGCAAGAGCAACGTTGTTACCCCAATCGTTAAGTGTAGTTGCATCACTTGCTAGTCTCATTGGACTATCACCAACAATAAACGCTGTTAAACCTCTATCGTAGTTTAGACTTACCATTTCTCCGATTAGCTCTGGATATCCTGGTGTTGCCATAACATTGAATAGTCTTGATTCATCATCACGGATATCTTGGTTACTGTTAACCATTGCCTGTAGTGCTTGTATTACAACTTTACGCTGTGCTTTACGTCCAAAGCTACCTGCGCCGTTTGGCTGGTTAGCTGATTCAGTTACCCAACGATGTGGATAGTAAGATGCCATACTCACATCGCCTTGGCGAACGTTTTTAGCAGTAGTATCTACATAGTTGCGCTCAAAACGCTTAACATTAAATCCGCTTCTACGTAGGTTCCATAGCAACATACCTTTTGGATATAGTGCTGGATCTGGAGCATCAGTATCTAAGTAATCACTAACTAGAAGCTCTGGAATAGTTCCGCTTGGTGCTTCTGTAGCTGTACCGCCACTTGTACCGTAACGTGCATCAGCAAACAAAATACCATCTTCAGTAGTTTGATCACCTTCGTCTAGTGCAATCCATTTTTGTAAATCTGCACTGTACTTGTGAACTTGTGGATAGTTTTCTAAGTCTGCTGTACTGATCCAAAGATCGCCAGTTACTAGATTGCCGCCACCTACTTGTTGTGTAGGCTCAGTTGCTGAAACAATAGGTCCTAATGGATCGGCACTAGTATATACATTCTGATAGCCTTTCCATGTAACGCCATTGTGTACCATAATATCAACTTCGTCAACAATACTGTTGTACCACAATGCTCCATCAGTTGTCAATGCTGTTGGTGCATCTGGACCAGCAGTTTGTGTTAAGATTCTCCAATTTGAAGCATGGAAGTCATAAGTTGCATCGCCTGCAGGTGCCGCATATAAGTTTGCTGTTCCTGCTTTAGTTGAGTAGTTATAAGCCGCAAATCCGATATCGCCTAAGGCGCTATTTGTATCTTTAATACGGATTTCGCCGCCGTCGTTATGTGTAATAACAACTCTGTTACTTGCGTCGACACTTGCTACAATGTTTTCAAAGCCTGCTGAGTTAATTGCTCCAGCAATTTCGTCTGCATCAGTAAGTGCGCCTGCAACAGTAATACTAATTGCTTTGCCACCTTGGATAGCCGCTTTGTTTGGATCACTTTCTGCCATTGTAAATCCGTATGTTCCTGCTGTAAGACTACTTGCAGTAACAGGACTTGAAACAATTGTTGTTGCGCCCGATGTAGATCTAGCAAAAATTGTAAAATCTAATTCTTCATTTTCTGCTTCTGATGTATGTGCTTGAACATAAACTGTACCTAATGCTAAGTTAATGCCGCC